GGATGAACAGTCATATTTGGTGAATGAGAGTGTCATTTATCCTATTGGGAGTAAAAAACTAGAAAATAAAATATCTTATTCGTTTTCTAAACCACATTGTCCTGATTACAAGAATTGTATAGAGAGTGGTTGTAGCTATGATCTTCAATATAAAGGGTTGTGTGGTTCTATAGTTATGTCACAAATAGGTGGTATTAGTGGTTTTCATGTCGCAGGAAATCCCGCAACTAATACAGGTGTAGCTATTACATGGTCTTCTAATATCAGAAAAGTTATTAGAAGCTTTCTTGATGAAGATAAAAATTTACTCCCTATTGAAGTTTCGTCGAAATCACAAGAGAATACTAGTGTAGTTAAATTAGATCGAAAGATGTCACAGCTTGCTTTATTGAAAACAGAATTGGGTCCCTCTCCATTATTTGGTTTATATCCGATCTCTAGGTCTCCCGCGAAATTGGATATTTTTGGGCGATTTACTACTAAACAAATAGGAAAATCCGCTTTTGCGATACCAGGTACAGTTCCTGTTGGAGAGATAGAATTTGCGCGTAGAATTTCTCAATTTATGTTTGGCGAATTTGATGATCTACCGTGGGTAGAAGTCGTTAAAGGAAATGAATTATTAAATGGACTAAATAAAGATTCCTCAAACGGTTTTTCATGTTTCAAAGAAAAAGATTATTATATTGATTTTGAGCAAGGATGTTTAACTCCTGAGTGTGTTAAAATAATTGATGATTTAGAAAATGCTATTGAACAGGGCAGTATGAGTGTTGAGCATTGGGAGAAATTCTTTTGGGTCGAAACGCCTAAAGATGAAGTTAGGTCGGATACGAAAGAGGGAGTTCCAAGAACGTGCAGAGTTGGAACTATTATACAACAGATATTAGCTAAGCGTTATTTTGGGCGATTTGTGGAATCAGTTTTGCAAAACCGATCTTTGAATCAGGTTATGGTCGGAATTAATCCTATAAAAGAATGGCCTTTAATTTACCAAAAGTTGATTAGAGGAAAGGTTTTTGCTGGCGATGTTGCAAAGTGGGATAAAGGAATGGTTCCTGAATTTCAAAGAGCATTGTTTGAAACTGTGATGAAAAAGTATAAAGGCCATAAACC